CAGAGGATCTTCACCAAATAAAATATCTCTCCTTAGCTGCTTCCGTTTACTTGGCCTAAATGAAACATTAAAGGCTTCGCCAACAAACGACGGAAGAGTAAGTGCTGACATCCCTCTGGTGTGGATCAGTGCTTCGGGAGCAAGAGAGGCTCCAATAGCACGACGCATCATGTCTGAGTGCTGGAACAGAGATCCGGTCAGGTTTATACGCTTGACATTATCTGCAAATCTATCGTAGTGATGAAACGCTTTGCCCTTTTTAGAAGTTTTGCTGATGCCCGGTATATTGAATATCGACTCTAATGTATCTGCAAATGAGTTTGGAACAGCTATGCTTCCTGTTAATTTTACTAACCCGTCTTCATCTACCTCGTATTCCAGTTCGCCCTTGGCGTTTTCTTTTATTATGGGCGTTCCTTTCCATATGCGCGCTGCTGGCCCAGATAACTCTGGAACCCTTAAGGGCTTGCCATCTCCTACATGCGGCAACCAGTTTGGATCGCCAGCATCAACTGCAATTTCTAATCTTCTTGCATGTTTGAGTAAAAGGTAGTTAAGCATGAATTCCTGACCTTCTTGCACTCTTCTGAAGGCCATATCCACAGGGTTCCAGCTAACAGGTTCAACCTTGCGCTTCTCTACCATCTCCCTGAAAGTCATATCGTTTCTGGCTTGGAGCCATCGCATACTTTCCTGTGGGGTCATTGGAGCGTCCCACATATCTAATTTCTGCCCCTCCCTTATCCAGCTACGCGGAAAGTAGTTAGGGCTTCCCATAAAGGTCTGTGCGACATGTGCTGCGTTTAGTTTCCTTTTAATAACATCTTCATCTCCTGACATATTTTCTAGGAATTTCAGAAACTGAACTTCATGATCGTCAAGTAAAAGTCGAATGTCGTGATACATTTGTTGCAGGAGAGGGAATCCCTCAAGAGAGTCGCTAGCCTTAGTTACGCTGCTGTAAGTGTTTGGGTCTAATGCCTCAAACAAAGGCATCATAGTCTCTCTGCTGTAAAACTCAGGCGAGACATCTTTATATTTTTCGTCCCAGTCATCTGCCAATGCCCTGAGTCTTCCAAGTCCAGCATTTTTACTACCAGAAAAATCCTGAAGAATAATATCGCCCGCAGTACGACCTGCTATGCCAAAGCCATATATATCATCAAGCTCTTCAGCAAAGGCATCAACCAGTCCTATAGTTTCAAACTTCCTGTTGAATCTGTCGGGGGCATTATCGGGATTGAAAGGATTTGGGCCAACGTCGCCAGTTCTCTCAAAGTCTAATAACTTTGTTGTTGCTGCTTGCTCTCTGGCAAAATGCGATGCTGCATTTAGTAAAGTGTGAGAAGCGTAAGGATTGTCTCGCGCATATGCCTCTAGCGACCTTCCTCCAGCAAGATATGCAGCCTTTGCTTCTTGAAGGGCCATCTCCCTTAGATGGGCAATGTGAGCCTCTTCAACTTTATCCACTCCCTTACGTGAATGGGCTGGGTCAAGGGAAACGTCTAGGTCGTCAATGTATCTACCAAGGGCTACATCTAAAACAGTATATCCGTCTGCTTTATCTGTATGAAAATCTATAACTTTCTGAGAATTAAGAAACTCAGCAAGTTCTATATCAGTTAGTGCTTCTCTTGTAAATTGCGGAAGCCCTTCTCTTAAATCCTGCTCAAAAGGATGCCCTTGCTCTTTAGCAATTTCCATTAAGGAATGAACTGACCTTGTGAAAAATGCCTTTTCATCAGACTCAAGATGCTCTTTATACCTAACTGGTTCTACGATTCGGTTTCGTTCATCTAAGCCTGTAGTAGTAACCTCTGGGTCTTCAGCAGAAGATATAGTTCCTCGTTCTTGTACGTCAGCAGCTTCACTAACCTCTAATCCCTGCTTAGCAGGACTGAGTATATTGTTATCTTCCTCTATTTCTACAGCAGTTGTTTCATCAGTTCTTGCTTCTAGTCCTACATCAGCCCGTCTTAACGTAACTGGCCTGCCTTCACGACGAAGCCTGAACCCAACGATTGCATCAGCGCCTGTTGTTTTGAAAATTTGTTGTGCAATTTCTGTAAGATCTGATTGAGAAAACTCATTCATAAATCCTTGATCTGTATACGGTAATGGCTCTCCATTTAAATCCAGACCACGAATAGAAACTTCAACAGTCTTTCTAGCGCCTGCTGCACCTATCGGCATTTGTTGAGTATCTATCCTGAGAAGAGGCTCCCCTGTTTCTGAGTCATGTATGTCAAAGTTTCTAGGATGTTCTAGTTGTGCTCCTGTTTCCTTTTGGAGAAGTCGAGCTTCTGGATCTGTAGTTTCAAATACTGTATATTTCCCAGATTCCGTTAATATACTTGGGCGAGAGAGGGGATCTTCAGGGCGTACCATAGATGCTTCTGGAGGCTCTTCTAAGAAAGGCTGAGTTTCACGCTTTTGCACATTTCTTTCTCTACGCCTAGTAAAAGCATCTGTTCTGGCTTGGCTAAGCTGATCCCTGATCTGGATATTAGGAGTGCCTTCAAGTGAATGTACGGTTGGGCCGGGTGCGTCAAGGTCTTCCTGATCTATCCCCGGTGCTTTCTTCCTAAGAGATGAACGATTGCTAATGAGTTCACGCTGTATAGCCTGCCTTATTTCCTTATCACCATTCTCTGCGACTATATCTCCATATATTCTTAGTAATTCTTCATCTGACCTTTCACTCATTTTCAACTCTTCAAGAGAGCGCGGAATCCATATATCGTCATCAACTCCGCCTGCAACTCGTACTAGCTGCTCTCCACGGGGATCACCTGCCCATCTTCCAGTTGACTCTGCTCCTCTTGGAACTGCAATGTCAGGTTCTAATGTTGCCCCTTCTTGTGCAGGGCGCTTCCAGCTATCTACCTGAGATGTATCTATTACAGGGCCTCTATATCCCTCTGTTTTTGCCTGTCGTTCTGCTTCACGTAAAACACCGTAGGCATCTTTATATCTCTGGGTAGTGCCACTCTGGTCTTTCCAAGCGCTATTGTTATAGGTTTCGTCCCATACTTCCATAGCCTTCTTTGTGTCATAGATTATTTCAGCAGAACTCTTTGCCCTTGACGCTCCCTTTAGAGCGCCAACAGATATTCCTGCTGCACCTAAAGCACCAGCCATCTGCGCTCCAAACTTTACGGCAGGGTGGGCATCTTCAGGTGTTCGCCTGACTGCTTCTTGTCCTCCAAGATTTGCGGCATAAACAGCGGTTGCTTCAGTAGCCAGTGCTTTTGCAGGGTTACTGCTTCCTGAAATCGGACGGAGAAATGCAGCCCCAGTTCTGGGGATATACTGCAACGCTCCGCCAGTATATGGAATTGACTTCAAGGCAGGCGCAGCAGTTCCTGATAGCCAGCCTGCTGCTGGAAGTCCTCCGCCAAGCGCTAAGGCTGGGATCAATGCTGCTTCAGCAGGAGATGTAAACCCTGTTGCTGCCAGCGCCAAAGTTTGTGGCCAGCCTTCAGGAAACATCATTGCAATGTCAACAGAAGCTTCAGTAGGCTCCCACACTCCTTGGTCTAGCCTGTGTCCATACGGGTTTGTTATGTTTTCATATCGTTCATCGCCCTTGGAAACTACTTCCGTCATAGGCAAATGAGGCACACCGCCAATCACTGTCATTGGAGCGTATGTAGATTGGTTATACACTCCAACATCCCTTGGAGTGTATTCCTTGATTCCTCTCCAAACGTCTGAGAGAAACCTTACAAAAGGGCCAATATTAGGTGGGCTAAAAGGTGGCATTAGTAACCAAATGCCGTTCTAAAGCCTAGGAGGTTTTGCTGGTTAGCAGTAGATGGCTGCCTGATCCTGTTGCGAGTAAAGTCATACTGGTTACTTATAAAATCAGTAAAACTGGTAGGCTCTTCTTCTCTTTCTCCCCTTCCGACCTGTCCTAGTTGCTGGCCAAACTGACCAAGATACTGGTTAAAAGCAGGTTGAAACAGGTTACTGGCCTGCTCTCTCTGGGCAGCGCCATAACCCTGCGGAATGAATGACTGGAATATAGCCTGCCGACCCAGAGGATCGGTTTCTAACATTTCCTGCCAGATATTATTGCCAAAGAAGTTCTGAGGCATATTACCTAGAACTCCTTATACGGATGGACGAAAGTCGGGGCTGGCTGATTTCTGCAACATCCACCTTGCATAACTTCCGGGCTGTACTCCTGATTGAGCATACTGATCCCAGAATTGCCTTGATGCTTCATCTACTATATTGCCGCCAAACCAGTGAGAGCCCAAAGCGCCCATCCTGCTTCTTAATGCTGCGTGAGTAAGGGCATCTACCTGTTGTGCTCCTTGAGATTCAGGCGAACCCGGACTTGCCCATGTTCTCGCTCCAGCAGGCAAGTCCATATTCAGCCCACCAATTGTATTCAACATCCCTTGGGCTACATCTCCAAATGCTCCGCCAATACCACGACCCGCTACCCCCATTTGAGCGCCAACCAAATCCAAGAAAGATTTAAAGCCTTCTGACGGATTAGCTGGAAGAGTCTCTTCGCCTGTTGGCATATCTCCCCCAAGATTACCCCCAAAAAATGCCTGCGATGCTGCCCCAAGTAAAGGCGCAACCTTAGCCAGCCCTTGAGTGTATCCAGTTCCAGCGGCAAATGGTGCTCCGGGACTGGTAATGCCCTGTCGTTCACGAAGCCAGTTCCTGTATATCGCTTGGGGCGCTGCTACGTCTAAGTTTTCCTGCGTAGGAGGCATTATTCCTCCAGCCGCCCCTGTGGGGTTTATTGCTGATTTGGATGCAAGAAGTCCCGGCTGTGCCTCATTTATATAAAGTGGAATACCATTACCATCCGCATCTGTCCTGCCTTGTGACCCATGGGATTGCATCAGCTTCTGGATATTTTCGGAAATCTCTTCCCACATCTCTGATTCGCCAAAGCCGGGATCACCGCTTCCCCATCCTGTTGCCGCAGATTCTATCCTCTGGCTCCCAAGGCTGAAACTGCCTGAGGGCAACTGTCCGTTAACTATCATTGCGTTAATTTGATTGGCAAGATCCTCGCCTTGATTTAACGCCTGAACTCTTTCAAGCCTGTCTCCATTTGGAGTTCTTATAAGTACGATAAATTCCATGGCTATCTTCCTTACTGCCCGCTAACAGGCATTATATTGCTGTTTACAAGTCCCGTATCTCTCTGCCTAGGAGCAGTTGTATTAAATCCAGCCTGCGGTGATGGGTTATTACCCATTCCGCTGAATGATACAGCAGGAACGGCTCCATTTGCAGGGTTGAACCGCTGGTTATTACCAGCACCGCCCATCCTTGGCGGGGCAGAAAGATCATCGGCTGTCTGGGAATTTACCATCGTCATAGGTGGTATTCCCTGAGCCAGTTGCTGTAGCTGGAACATTGCCATTGAACCCTGTAGCTGGTGTTGCAGTACCGCAAGTCTCATCTGGTCATACAGTGCAGCGACCAATGCATTATCCCCGTCTTCCTGTGCTGCCCTTAAGGAATCAAGCAATGCTGCGATTGGGGTATTCTGATATGCAAGCATTGTCTTGTTCTGGTCTGCAAGAGTCTTGTGGCTCTGCATTTTCAGGATATGTTCCCTAGTCCATTCAAGAGATGCTAGGGGTTCGCCGCTTGGTGTCGGGGTCATTGCCATCTGCGCAATCGACCACCTGACAGTTTCATCTTCAGGAAGTGCCAGAGCCATCTCTACTTCTATTGCATCATGCCCGTAAACGTCGAGTGGGGAAATCTGTTTATTAGAAAACCTGTGATTGTCAAACCTTCTACCTGAAACAGTGATCGGGGAAAATGCACCAGTCTCATACTGCCCCAGCATTACTTCCAGACAGCCTTCAATGCAGCGTCTTACTGCTTCCATTCTGGGTTGAACCCTGTGTTCTAGGTTGTTTCCAAGCTGCCTTAATGCAACAGAAGACAGTGGTTTATCAAGTAATCCGAAAGACTGGGGTGGTAAGCCACCAGCTACTGATTCCTGATTGATTATATTCAGGGCAGCACCATAGGCATTAGTAGCATCAGGCTCTAAGAAAGGCTGGATGTCTTCTTGGTTTGCAGTAGAAAGAGGAACCTCTGCTCCCTTTTCTGTAGATCCATCTTCAAGGGCAGCCTCACCGTCAATAGAAAATATCTTCTGTCTGGGGTTGCTGGCCTTGGCAGCCATGTCTATACCGTAAGAGATAAGCCTGTTGTGCTTTTCATAAAGCTGCCTGTTCTCTGCAAATACAGATTCCCCTACATGCTGGCACATATCGTTATCGCCAGTTGTTCCTGCAACCATTGGGTGTGCGGTAACAGGAATAGCAATAATGGGGAAATTCAGGGTAAAGACAGGATGCATTGGCCTTGCCCAACGCTGGTCGATAATCATTCCTGAGAAGTAAATAAAGGGATGCCGCTCAAATGGATTCTGTGACTGGGGGTTATACAGGGGGTTTTCTGATTTCAGGTAGTACTCGTAGGCTGCCTCAGACTGGGTTTCGTCTGCCCCTTGCAGGTCACGGGTTGCAAATTCAAACCCCGGATACCGAAGCCTGATCTCCCGTCTTGTCATGTAGGTTCTATAGGCTGCCCATTCTGGCTCTTCTGGCCCCATACCTACCACCAGATGCAGGGGGTCTAAGGGGAGGATGTCTTCATATGTTTCCCCGTTTTCTCTTTTCCTGAGCAATGCCCTTGCTGCTGCATACCTGCCACGGACTACGGTAAACCAAGAAAGCTGCTCCTTGATTGTTGGCTCATGCCTGCGCCTTAGCCTTCTGTCAGAGTTTGCAAGCATACCGATTGAAAGCTGCTCCAGAGCATCGTTTACATACTCCTGCTCCTTGGTCGCGTCATCATTCGGAACCCGTATTACCACTTCTGTGCTGTTAATAAACGAGATTATCTTCTCAGCCATTACTCTGGGAGCGTTGGTGGTATAAGCATCTTCAGGGGATATTGAATCCTCTATGTCAGGGTTCCATCGCTTCAACGTATAGAGATCGTAGTCGTCTTCCATCCGATCCATAACGGCGCGGTTATCTTCAAATTCCCGCTCTATCTGGTCGAATATACGTCTTCCAGCCTCTTCTTCTTCCCTTTGGGCTTGAAGCTGGGCTTGCTCTTGTTCTTCCGGGCTAAATTCTTGAGTGGTCATACAACAACAGTTTCATGACGTATTGAACGCCGTTTTACTCTTATACGTTTCCTGAGCCCACGCCCGGTAGCATATCCCATCTGGTCAACTAACAGGTAGATTATTGCCTTGATTCCGTCACAATAGTCATCCCTTGGGCGTGAATCAGTTACATTTCCCTGCCTGTCTGTCTTATAAGAATATACGTGAACTTGGTTATCAAAGGGGTTTACCGCCCCTCCAAGCTCTGAGATTACTAATTTACACGATGGATCAAAGATTATTCCCGGTTCCTTGTGGATCGGGTTGACCTGAAGGCTGGTTTTCATCCTGTCCAGACCCGGAAGCAGGTTAACTCTCTGGTGTCTGAGTACCAGTCCTGTTTCCCTGAGCCAAACCTCCTCGTTTGACTCCTGCGCGCCAGCGTGTGCTGCGCCCGCAATATCAATAACCCCTACTTTGTCTGCATTTTTCCACCAATAGCGCTGTTGCGCAAGGTAGCAGATGTCTTTTACGGTAAATCCGGGGTCGGAAATCTTATTTATCGCTATTTCGTCAAAGACTACCCACTGATCTGCTACTTTCTGCATCGCCTCAACCGCATAAGTAGAGCTTCTGCCCGAATAACCGGGGTCAATTCCAAGATAAACAGGCAAATCGGGGTCATAAGAGCACTTCTGGACATGAACAGTGCTGTCAAAGTTCCCAAACACACGGCCTGATGGCGGCGCGGGGATAGCCAGATGGCGTTCCTTGTATACATCTTCAGGAAGCATGTTCTTGAGATGCATTAAAGTCTCGTTCTTCTCCCCTCCGGGCCACGCAAAGCGGTTTTCATGGCTGGGAAAGCTAAAACTCCGCGCCCTGTCAACAACCTGAGCCGCACCTGACTGCCATTTAGTCCATAAAGTTGGATACCAGCCAAGACTGTTCTCAAAAGTCCCCGTCAGGATGAATTGCCCAAAGTCTTTATACATGCTTCTCGACTGCCCGGCCCTTCCAAGCAGCCTGAAATAGACATCCTGCGTCAACAGGGCAGCCTCACAGCCATAAATCCATATTGGAGCCTCCGCCCTGAGACTCATAGGGTCTGCCGCAGACTTTGTCTTTATCGTAAATACCCCTCTTAACCCCGGATGGTCGTCATGACGCACCGGAACCTCTATCTGACCCGGATCTACCCGTGTACTGACCTTTGTACCCGGAACAATCGTCTGAAACCACTCCGATAAATAATCAAATTCGCTCCGAGTTAACTCGTATGAGTCCCCCACCAGCCACGAAACACCCTTACTTGCCTGCAAAGGATGCCGGGCAATGAAATCCAGCGTTATCAACATACATTTCATCGCCCCCGTATGACTCTTCGCACCACGCTCACCACCACTCACAAGAGTCGTAGGAGTCCCATCAAACAAAAACCCCTCATGACTGGGCCCCGGCATCTTATAACCTTCACCACTGCCCGGATCAGAGTCCTCAAGGGCCTTCCAAATTACTTCAGCTACTTTCTTGTCCATCACAAAAGGATACAGAATTACAAATAATTTGCGAGGGTGTATATCTCTATTCAGCACTCGTTAAGGGTAAGAAGTACCCCCGTACTTCGTACCCCCGCAGAGTCCTAGCATCTTAAGGATGCGGAGGCTCTGCAACCCTACGACTGTATCCGTGCGCTGAGGTATTACGTGGCATAGCCTGTGTAATACCGATAAGCCTCGCGTGCGCACAAAGTGGTTACTTGCTAAGTTAAAGCTTTTCTAAGTAATATACAGTCCTCTCAATTAAGTAAGGTAATGATAGATAGATAGGACTGCTCTTAACACAAGAGCACCCTCTCTTACCCTCTCTCACCTATCCCCCCTATAGTCCCCCCTTTCCTCTCCCTCCCTTTCTCTCCCAAGCGGGGACTATTGTGTGTATAACTACTGAGAGGGTAATGTGACGAGAGGGTGATCGGACACCCTTAGGTCGCCCGCTGTTCTCCCCGACCTACACCTATCGAGATGATTCCTTATTGGACAAGCAATCATCACGCCCCAAGATCACAGTTACTATAGTAATCCCCTCTTGCGTTGCTTTAGGCATTGAGCCAAAGCAACAAGCAGGCTAGTGCAGAGTGGTGGGCTAGCCTGCTTTCAGGGCAGCAACGCCTTTAGACAGGCGGGGGTGACGTTTGTAGGTTTTCCTCCCTACAAACGAAACGACAGGGGAGGTCTGTCGTTTTCCGTATTGGCCACGATTGGGGATGTTTCAGGTTGAGTTTAATGCTGGCCTTTTTATCTGCTAAACGCAGAGGAAAAGACATAAACCAGCATGAAACGAAACAGGAAACATGGTCGCACCCCAATCGCTCTACACTACTACCACACACACAGCGCCGATACCGTAATCTAGGTGCTGACGTTAGGCTTATTGCCTAACTTGCATCAGTTCATTAGACGTTTCATAAAATGAAAAAGATGAAACGTCAAAGTCACCAGCAATTTAGCTCTGCGGTAGAAATAATAAAATAAATTGATTATTTCTAAGGATGCATAAATTGCGTGACCAAGAACTGACAAGGCTAGATTATTGGGTAGGCACTGGTGTGTTTTCGCATCAGCAAAAACATTAAGAAAGAGCAGAGTCATGGACAACAGTTTCCTATACGAGTTCTCAGAACGCCAAGAGGCGCTCCGAGAGGCTAAGGCTTATCAAACTGATAGCACTAAAATAGCAGCAGATGCTTCTAAAAAAGCTTCTGCACGAATCCGATCTTTACCTGTAAAGACCAGATTCGATATTTTAGTACGCGAGTATCCGGGTGAATTCAGACTCTGCTCTGAAGACACCTGCGATAAGAGCATCGTCCCAGTTGAGCACAGTCATGAGCATGAATGTGTGAATCATGACGAAGAAGACTGTAGCTGGATTCATCCCATCGAGATCAAGAGATCCTCGATGATGCTTGAAGATGATGACAGTCTTCAAGCAAATGAATCCGCTGGAGGCGATTACGTCAGGGACTGGGACGATCTCTACCTTGATTTTCCGCCGGGTGAAGAGGATGAGTGGAGTAACTACACTTACGCAAAATCAAGGACAGTTACTCGTCAGACTGGGCCTAGCCGTAAACGCATCATGAAAGAAGAGTTTACCCTCAAGGAAACACTTCCAAATGATCCTTACGGTAGCGTTTACGGCGTCGATAGGGTCAACTACGAACTCTCAACTGCTACAGCTAAGCAGGGTTGATCTACTTAGGGCAGGATGGCTAACGCCATCCTGCCCTTTTTTTTGTGTTACTCACAAAAAAATACCCCGTACTTCTTACCGCTGGGTCAAGCTTAAGCTGGTCAGCAGTCAGTTTCTCAGCCTGCTGATCTGCTGCTTGACTCTGCTATCCCACAAGCTAAGCAGCGTTGCAGTGCTTCAGCAATGCAACTACCCAACTGCTTAGCATGGCAGACATTGCACATAGCAGTGAACTCCCCATATTCTTCTTAGCCTGTTTCTACGTGGCTCACACTCTGCTGCGCAACACAAATTTAGCAGGGCGGAACTCCCCGGCGCAAGTCAGGCCGGATAAACCGGATTCGCAGAATACTTGCGCCCTGAATTTCTTTCGCCCTGCTCTGGAAAATTTAAGTTGCTTGCGATGTTCGTGAGCCACAAGTAGAAAGATATGCTAAGAATTGAATATAGGCAATCCGGAATTCACGGCAAGCGCAATGCGCTATGTCTGCCTCTGTGGGATGGGCGCTCAACAGCTTGAGCACTTGCAGAACCACATCCGCAGCCCACGTAGATGGGCTGTGCCGGGGATTGACGCTTGGCATCGAGCCCAAGGCAACGATGTTCAAGCCAATCAGCACGGCGAGTGGTTCTCTGCGACAGCAGACAAGTACACAGCTTTTAGATCTAAGATCCAATCTGAGATCAAAGCTATGCAACCTGCTCAACAGCCTGTTGTAGCCACTTTCCAGCCGCCAGCATTTGTTGGTGCTACAGCACCAACAGAGCCAGCTACGAACTTGAATGGGAATTCAAGTCCGGTTGGCTCAGGGAATCCAGTAACTGGCATTACCAGTTACAAAGGTATTCCCATCGTGGCTAATGGAAAGTGTATAGCTTCCAAAGCCGCAGATGGTTACAGATGCGACGCGCCAGCTTATGCGCAACCGTGGTGCGGCAGGCACACACAAACTGCCTCTAAAGGCAATTTGGTTGTGCACCCCAGTGCTTATGCACAGGGGACTGTAGCACCACCAGCAGCGCAGGTTACGCCGCCAGTACCTCAACTGGAGACTCCTCCAGTTGTTCAAGCTGATACATCTGCATTAGAGTCTGAAAACCAGTCTCTAAAGCAGCAGCTTGAACTGCTAGCAAAGCAGGTTCACATGCTTACTGCCGGGCTTGAGGCCCAACAGGAAGCTAAACCTGCTGAAGCTCCGAAGTCTCCAAACTTGCTGAGCAAAATAGGATTAACTTCCTAGTTTGCCCAGCTTAGTGCGGGCAGGCAACACATGGGATGCATTACAAAAAGCATCCGTTGCCTTGCCCGCTTGAGGTAAAAGCGTATGCCTAAAGCTGCTGCACTTACTGGTGACGGTCTTAGTCCATCTCAGTCCTTTGATGTTTTGAAATATCTTAACATCAGGAACGCTGAGCTGGACGCTAAAGACCGTGAACAGCGTGAAAAGCTTGCGAAGCGTTTTCGCGAGTCTGGTTTCAGTGTTGGAGTAATCCAGCACAAGAAACCAGCTTAGTTCAGGCGGGCGGCAGCAATGTCGCCCGCATTAACTCTCAAGAGGAACTTATGTCTGATGAAAACAGACCGAACATATTGCCGGGCTTAGACTATGAAAAGGCAGTTACATCTTTGAACGATGCTAAGGTTTTAGCAGATGTTCAGTCAGATGGAACAATGCCTTTTAGCGTAGATCAACTGCATAAAAGGGCAGAGATCTACGCATTGCTAGCCACTATCGGCTCCATTAGAGATGTCATCAAAGATGACATCTCTAGCAGCCAGCTAATAATATCTGGAAGAGATACAGAGTTATCTGAAAATCTTTCAGATGTAGCCGTTTCACTACGTGGCATAGCAATATCTATAAGCGATTACGATAAAAACCATCCATAGATGTAAATAGTAATCGCTTATGCGGGCGACAGAAATGTCGCCCGCTTTAGGGGGGTGACTGGTAAGACTGCAACTAAAACCACATGTGGAAGTTGCAGGACGGGGGTTCGATTCCCCCCACCTCCACCAACTAATAACAAAAGGGGAGCAGCTTTAGGGCCGCTCCCTTTTTTTATTTAACCCCAAATCTTCAGGGGGTACTTCTTACAGAGCTTACTGCCAAAGCCTAATTTTTTTGGCTTTGGCAGGGGTAGACTGTTAGGCGGTCAGTTGTCTGGTTGACCGTCTAACTCTTTGACCTCTACCTCTATCGTAGCTGGAGCGAGTGCTGAATCCCTAGGTTTTTCTATATTTATGTTGCCAGACTGTTGGGCTATCCAACTAAATAAACTAGCAACTTGTTCGTCTGCTTGTGGTTTTCTTTCAAATAGATTTAGATGTCGCCCTAATAATTCTAATGATTTATTACTTGATGTCAGATCGCCCGACTCTAAAGCTATCCTATGATTACTTATCAGGTTAGTGATTACATAGTCTGTGTCTAGTCTTGACAGTGAATCCTGCTGCTCATACAGTTCTTCTACCCTTCTTGCTACCCTTTCCTTGCGGAATAAAGCAGAGGCTTTGTTATGTATTGACTGAATAGTAGAGTTAATATGGGGCTGATACGCTAGCTTATAAGCCTCAGTTAAGGTAGACCCTTCGATTACCTCTCTGCAAAACAGTTCTTCTCGCCTAGTAACACCAAAGGCAGGGATGACAGGCTCTCTGCCCATCTTAGCCTTCTTTATTACCTCTACTGTCTTAGTTCTTTTATCTAATTGATGTCCAGCCATAAAACCTTACCCCTTTTTACACATAGGCTAAGTATAATCTAATGAGCAAGAGGCGTAAGTCAGAGACTTGTCCTCTTTACTTATGACATTCCTAGTTTTCTACCCTTTCTTAAGCTAGATGACCTCTTGCTTAGACCTCATTGATAAGGTTGATCTCTTATTGATGGGGTCTATTTTTATATTTAAATAAAGGGACACATTTCGCCACATTTTCGGACGGATTTTCGTTAAACAAATCCCTTCGGGATTTGACAAGTGTGTGTGAGTGTGTGGTACACTGGAGGTGAGGGAACGGACAAGCGAAAACGAAACCGAAGAAAGGTTTATAAGTATGGAAGTTGATCTTGGAAGGACAGTGGTAACAGCAGGGGTAGCAGGTTGGGTTATGAAAAACCCCGATGAACGTAAATCTGTTGTTAGTAAGTTACTAGATAAGCATAAGTCAGGTGATTGGGGTGAACTTGACGCTGAAGATGCGAAACTCAATGATGATTCAGCCAAGACTGGTGGCAGGCTGCTGAGTTCTTATCCAATAGATGCCACTAATCTCTATGAGGGTAGAGAAGATAAGCTCTGGATTATTACAGAGTGGGACAGATCAGTAACGACCTTACTGTTTCCGTCAGAATACTAAGAAAGGCAAGTATGACAATTCAAAATATCGGAGTTCCTGCTCAGTATGAGACTACGCTTCAAGCATTTTGCAGAGGACGATCACTCAGTCACAGATATTTAGTGACAAACAGCACATATATCAGAGATACACAGGGCGTTGAACATAAATTCATGGAGTTATGTGCTAAAAGCAAAGGCTCTGGCGCAGTACTTCCAATAGCTATTACTACTGGTAATTTTCTCATTGAAGATTACACAAAGGGATTAGTCACAACATTCGAACCAACTGCAAGCAGTAGTGTTCTTATGTATAACATTCCCTTTAGCAATACTACTGCCCAGAAATATAAACAGTGGTTGACTACTTATCTTGATGGGATTCACACCAATCTGACACGGCTCACTGGCAGATATAGTTCTAAACAATCAGATCAGACTTATATCAAGCCAAGGCTGGCAGCCACCGCTGCGTGTACCGCAGAGGCTAGGCAAAATGCTGCTTACATAGCTGAATATGACAGGGATCATGTCCATAAAATACTTATGCATAATCCTTACTTTCTTCTAACGTTAGGCATGGAAGAAATAGCTGGGGAAGTATTAGCAGATGCGTCAATGGCTGGCACTGTTGTGCCAAATACATCTGATGTAGAGAGTGGGCTTGGCTTTGACATAACCAATAAGGAAGCTTGGTCTGTTCCAAAGCTAGATGCTAATGAGCTTAGTGCAGCTAAAGACGCAGCGGAATACAAGATTGCACTAACAGATTATGGCGATAAAGTATTCAATCTTTGCTTATCACTAGAAGGATCTCCAATATATATGGAGGGTGAGGCTGGTGCAGGCAAGACTTTCATGGGTCACATGCTAGGTGAACACACTGGCAGAGACAACATAAACAGTATTACTTTTACAAGTCGTATTGACCAAGAAGTATTAGTAGGTACTCCAAGACCAACCCCGTTCTGGAGACAGGCAGACGGAACAGTAATAGGTAAGACTGGCCTAGGTCAAGACATGAGCAGCTATGAATACTTAGGTATTGGACTGGGCTGGCAAGATGGAACAGTAACCAAGATGGTTAGGGCAAGCGGTGAGGGTGGCATGTTAATTCTTGATGAGTTACCAAAGGCTCCGCCAGAATTCAACAACAGGCTGCACTCACTAATGGAAGATGGGTACAGACACTTCACTGTCTATGAAAATAGTGAAGATGAAATACCTGTTCATCCTAAACTCTGGATATATGCAACAGGCAACCCAACTGGTGGTGGTTACTTCAACAACCCACTAGACAAAGCCTTGCTTGACAGAATGAGAATCATTCAGATCAAGGATGAGATTGCAGATGAGCCAGTGATACTGGATGGGATTCTTCCAGAGCAGTACTTTGGTAAGACTGCTAACAAGCTAAGGCAAATGGCTGTTGATATGAGAGAGGACATTACAACTACCATCTCTACAAGATCATTGATTATGACAGCAAAGACTTTGCTGCGGGGAGTGGACATAACTACTGCACTGATAGTTTGTCATGTAAATACTCTCAAAGAAACAGAGCAGAAAGAGAGGGCTATGTCAGTGTTTGCAACGCACTTTGAAAAAGACTACGAAGAAGTAGAAGGATTAGAAGGGATCAATCTCTAAATGTCAAAAGAAGAGGGAGCTGTAATGGCAGCAGACAAGACGATAAGGCATCTTCTTATTGAAAGAATTGTTGAGCATTGGAAGCTAAGCCATGAAAGCTGGTCTAAAGAGGAATTGATACAGGAAATCTCTAACCTAGGAGAATACGGAAGTCGTGGACTAAGGTATGAATCCGATGACTCGCTAAAGGCTAGGTATAACGAGATTGAATCTGGAGATAGTTAATGCCAAAAGAAATTTGTGAAGATTGCACAGCTAATGAATGTCGCACACATAGATGCAGGGCTAACCCAAACTGGTGTATAGAAGGTGAGGATTGTCCTGACTTCATAGGTGAAGGCAACTGTGCCTGTATTGAATGTGGAGATAGTTAATGTCAGAAGAAGTTAGATCATACTTAGATCATCTTAGTAAATCCAGAACTGATGCACAGCAGCAGCATGGAAACAGTGCTAGAGGCAGGATTAAAGCATGGGAAAATCAGAACACAGCCTCTCAGTCTTTTACCTATGAGGAAACTGATAGCTATGCAAAGCTTGCATCACTGTCAGTGGTAAGAGATGTAGCACAGGAACTTGGAGCAGTAGGGACACAGGTATCAAATAATTATTACGGTTTGATACCAGATCAAAGTCCATCTTCGTACCACCACTATCCTGAGCAGGTACTAGAAGAACTTGCTTATTGTTATGCAGTGTTACGTGGACATGAGTTCTATAACGGCTCTGCCTTAGAGAAGATACTAGCAGAAGATAACTTTGGTAATAGTGCTATCACTTCAGCCATGTTTACTGGTGCTGCTAAAAGAAACTTCAGCTCTGGAATAACAAAGTATCTTGAGGCTAACGGGAAGCGGCTTTCTAAAAGATTAGTTGAGATCTCTAAGCTTCCAAGCATGGATGCAGTGCTGCCTCTGGCAGAAGAAGCAATAAAGATTCTTGAATATCTGAAGCAGCCACCGGAAGATCAAGAGGAAGATCAAGGCCATGAAAATGATGAGCAAGATCCTACAAGCAGTGACGCTCCCGATGAGGCTGAGGATAGCAGTGAAGAAGCAGAAGGAGAGGGGGAACCCAGCAGATCAGATGATAAGAATTCAGACATCGGATCTGATGAGGAGCGTAGACCCAGAGACATTGAGAATACTAATTCAGAGCAGGAAGAAGTAGCTAACCCTGAGCAAAGTGAACGTGTAAAAGAACTACTCAATAAGATTAAACAAAAGCAGCAAGAAACCAGAAAGGTACAGCAAGAAGAGGGTAAGAAACAAGATGAACGTGATTGGGCTGCCCTCCAACAAAACAACGCTAGGTTTGCACACCCTAGTGTATCCACAGGCTATAAGACTAAGCCAGTTGTTAGTTCACTTCAAGCACGGCTACTTCTAAATGATTTTGCTGACTATAAATTAGTAAAACAAGGCAGCACTGGTAAGCCAAACAAGAAGATTGCACGGCTTCCATTCGGTGAGCTAGATGTATTCAAGAAAGATGACATCTCTAGCAGCCAGCTAATAATTATGGTTGATTGTTCTCAATCTACTTCGTGTAGATGTGGTAACTATCACAGGGTAGATCCGTCATATCATATAGGGGTAACAATCTGGGATATAGCAGCAATGCTAAGCAGATCTTTTCCTGAGTCCAGAGTCTTTGGGTATTCAGATGAGAGAAAGTTTCCAGTAATTGTAGAAGTACCCAGAGGAGAGAGACTTCTGTGTCCTTATTGTGAAGAAGGTAAAACTTTAAATGGCAACACTCCAGAAGAAGCAGCACTTGAAGTCATGGAAGATTTACTTGGAGATCAATCTCAAGGTGCAACCGGAGTAGTTATCACTGATGGAGAACCCCAGAACCCTGACAAGTGCGCAGTTGTAGCTAAAAGAATGATAGCTAAGGGGGTTAAGTTCTGTTCAGTTACTGTTTCGCTGGGCAGGAGGCGCTCCAATATTGACAGGGGCTACTACCCACAAGAAGTCGTTGCAAAAGTAACAGACAAGGAGGATTTAACTTCGGTCGTTGACACGTTCAACTTCCTCTCATCTCGACATTAGTGTATCATTGTGTGTGTGAGTATACAGAAAGGGAAAATATGTATACAGAAAAAGATCGTGAGATGCTCATTGACCTTGCAAAAGGGGCGGCATTAGCACAGGGAACTGAAGAAAGTGGTAAGGAAATCATACCATTCTTTATGGCAGCAGGTAAAAATATGCCAAGAGAAATGGCTAAGTCCTTACCTGTTGAACTAGGGGCAGGAGACTTCATTGAAGATCCTACCAAGAAAGGCTGTGTTACTGCATTTATGCTAGCAGGATTTCCAAAGAGTATCTGGTATCCAGTTATGCAAGCAACAGCAAGAGAGATGGAAGCCTTTGCCGTTATCTTTGTTGCTGAAAGTTTTATTGGCACATTCAAAGACAAGGCAGATTGGGAAAGTTCTTTAGATAAATACAACTCAGAAGGATTAGGGGGATTGCCTGAAGAACTTACTAAAGATGTCTTACTTGTGTATTCAAAAAGAAAATTGGAGGACGGTAGCTACTCAGAACAATGTGAGATAGCAGAGATAGATCGAGTTACTAAAAAGATTGGGAAGTTTGAAACGCAGTCAACCCTTGAGGGGACTGGGAAGTTGGAAGAAGTTAAATGGTAGACACAGAAGCAGTAGATATGACAGCTACTAATGAAAAGCTATATGCATTGATAGATACATGGGATGCTGAAGATCGACAAGAGAAAATCAGTAAGACCAACAAGGGGATAATTGAAGTAGAAATATCCAGAGCAATGAAGGAACTAGGCGCTGAGTTATTCAAAGCAGAGGATGGTTCAATAACAGTAACCGCCAAAGAAAAAGTTATCTACGATGACAATGCTTTGAGTATGCTGGGTGAGGTATTCAGCCCAGAAGATATGGAAGGTCTATTAGTAAAGCCAAGACCAAGACGATTCAATCACACTAAGATAAAGAATCTTAGAAAGAGAGGCGGCAGGGCCAAACAAATTATAGACAGTGCGATGAAAGTATTACCTGATAAGGTATTAACAATCAGAAGAAAGGCATAGCTATGGACAAGCTAGACTTTGGCGACCTCACGCCAGATAAAAAACCAGAGGCAGAGACAACTGAATCTACTGAGGATGTAGTAGTAGAAGAACTACCGTGGGATTCTGAGCCTGTAGAAGTTGTTGAGGCAGAGGTAGTAGAGGAAGTCCCAGAAGAACTAACAGATGATGAGGCAGACACTGCAATAATGAAGCAGGGTATGTCGCTTGCTGATATGAGACAGATAGGAGATGTTGCTGTTGCCAGTAACAGGTTCCCTGCTATCTTCAATTCAGAGCAAGCAATCATCTCAATACTTGCAGGTAGAGAGATAGGACTAGGCCCACTAAAGTCTCTTCAAGAACTTTATGTTGTTGAGGGCAAGGTGGCTATGTCAGCAGGGCTGATTGCCAGCATGATAAAGAAGTCCGGTAAGTATAACTACACCATTGACTCACATGACAATGAGCACTGTGTGCTTACCTTTACTGAGAACGGTGAAGAGGCTGGGGTATCTAGCTTCTCTATGGAAGATGCACAGATAGCTGGGCTGGTAAGGCAGGGTAGCGGATGGACTAAGTATCCTAGGAACATGCTCTTTGCCAGAGCCTTGACCAATGGAGCACGATGGTTCTGTGCTGATGCATTTACTGGTGCTGTCTATACCCCAGAAGAACTGCAAGTAGATCTAGATAATCCATCTGAGGATAGAAAGTTATCTAATGCAAGTGCTCCGGTAGCAGGTGACTACAAGTGGTTTACTCCTAGTGGCGAGACTGAATTAGGAGATGAACTCTGTCCTGTTCACTGGAACCATAAGCCTACTTTAGATGACAACAGAGGCAGACCTGTTTACTTCTTCAAGCGTGGCAAGATGCGTGGCTATGCTCATCCAGTAGCAGGTGAGAAGAAGTGGTGTGACTTTGAAGCTATCGCACTAAGGTATAAAGATCAGGTAACTAACCTGATGGATACCTATGGAATTTCTCCTAGTGATCGTAGAGATGCAGGTGAAAAACTGATGGCAGAAGTAGCCCATATACCCATCAGCAACTGGCGTGTTATTGATTGGTGGGAACTAGCTAATAGACTTGATGATGAATACGGAGGCACAGATGCCTAGTACTACAAAGAAAGCACAGAAGCGTCACCGTTGTTCTAACTGTGATGCTAGGTTTGGCTACTTTAGAGAGGGTGGTAAGGAGTGGGTATGCAGAGCCTGCGGCAACGTAGAGAACTCTGCTTCAAGGAATCCAGACTACCATGTGATGCCAATAGATCCTGATGTTAAAGGGACAGACCGCAAGAAGCTAATAGATATATTCAAGGAGGATTTAGGTTAGTTATTTTATCCCAATACAGTTTACTGCCTCCAGTTCTGTACAGGGTAGGGGCAGTGGCTCGGACAAGCCACTGCCCTGCATTAGTTTTAGTTAAGAAAGGACAGCACTCATGGACAGTGCACAACTCCAAGAGATTCTAAAGAACTCTCAATACCAGAGGTTCCACAGTGAACCTATCTCATTCATGTTCTCACCTAGAGGACAGTACATAATGGCTCAGGCTCTCTACTATGGCATAAAGGCTTTGGAATCCGTAGAGCCAGAGATACTGCAAGAGAAATCTAATCTAAAGGACATGCATTACATAAAGGATATGCTGTTCCCATTTCCAGACATAGCATTTGCTACTCCAGATGAAGCAGTAGTTGAACGCTTGAAGGAACTAGAAGAAAAGAAAGGCAAGCAGGGTGGTTAGCCAGAGAACAGATTTAAAACTAACAAGATGCAAGCGTTGTCTCAGTGTTTACTTTGCTCACGATGGCGAAGTGCAGTCACCGACCAATGAATGTTACATAAGTGAGGCAAACCTTAAATTACTAAAGAATGGAAAGAGTAAAAAGAGTGTCCCAGTTCACTTACCTTACTCTGATTTTGGCGAGTGGCAGAGAGGCAAGATGTACACAAATGTCCCGCTGTGCGGCATATCTGAATCTGCCGCAGGAAAAGAAATGCCTAAGATGAGTCCGATATGGTTTGTGTTTCCTTGTAAGTGTCGAGTTGAGCCAATTCAAGCGTGGCTGGACTGTGATTATTTAGTTCTCGCTGAAGGGGAGAACGAAGGGATGCATTACACCTACTCAATTGAAGAGCCTAATAAGCTAGAGCAAACCTACGATCCTGCCACTGAACAATTTACAGTCAAGTGTCCAGAGATGAGGCACAGAGGGGAATGATAAATGAATTCAGTTGGAGGAAAAGAAAGACCTAAGTATGAATCAACTAAAGATTCTGACTTTGAAAAATACTTTGCTGCTAGGTATGCAAGGCGACGTAAGCTTGTAGCAGTCAAAGCCCCTGAGTTTGCTACGCCTGACTGGATATTCTGGAACGACACCCTGCCTACTACTAACTATCCAATGCCTGACTTCACAGCAGGACTGGAAATAAAATGCAGGAAGCCGTGGTTTAGAAAGTCAGTTGAAGAGAAAGGCTACATGCTTTCTCAAAAGAAATTTATAAAGCTTTATCTTCAATGGCAGAGAGGCTGGCCCGTAGGGATAGGTGTCTCATTTGGCAGAGCGCATGACTACATCTACATGATAGATGGCAGGAAACTAGAAGCCTTTGTAGGAGGCAGGACAAAACAGACTAGAGATAGATGGGACGTAGAGAAGGTTGTCTACATTCCGTGGAGTTGGTTTGAACATGACACAGATTAAGAAAGGCAACAGCTAATGTTGAAAATAAAAAAGACCGTTACTCATGAGATTGTTACAGATCAGGGCAAGCCTCTTCCAGAGCATCTTGAGAAATTAATAAACTACTTAATGAACAGCTTTATAGAGGCAAAGGTTCTGGGCGACCAGTCACCTATCAGCCCTGCTTCTGCTCTGCGAATGACTGAGGTTGCACTCACCGCAGTCGTAGACTTTGCAAAGGTGAATCCCGATGACTAGCAGAAGTAGATGGAAAGCTATTGAGAGATGGTGGGCAGAGGCACTAGGTGGCAAGAGAGTACCAGTTACTGGCAGACAGAGAGGGGCTGCCCCAGATGTAGAGCACCCTGACTTTGCTATAGAAGTAAAGGCAGGTAAGACTATATCAACACGGTTACAGGACGGGATGGAACAAGCTAAGGCTAGCAGGGATGAGCAAGGCACTGGGCAAATGCCTATACTTTGTGTTTCCCAAACAAGAAAGGGTAATCAAGGAAACATTAACTGGGTAATGCTAGAGGTAGATGAGTTCTTAAAGCTGGCTACTAAAGCGGGCCTTACTATTCCAAAGGAAAGCATCAGTGTCAATCAACGTAGAGAATCTAGTCAGAAAGATTAGAGCTATTGGCAGTATGGAGCAGAGTGCGTCACTCTTTTATGAACCAGAGCCAGCTTCCCACAAAGAAGAATTAGCTTCAATTCAAGAGAGGCTACTTGCTTTAGTTATTCAGATAGATAATATCTTAGGGAAGGAACCACAAACAAAAGACCCGCCCTTAACTTAGAAAAGTCCGATAGGACTTTTTTAAGTTACTTCTAGCAACGATGCCCCCGATACTAAATGAAACAAACTACCGACAACACTGGCTAGTTCAGCATCAGAAGTTTCTAACACGCGTCACGCCATTACTTATAAGCATAGTCTTTGTTGCTACGGGACTTGTGCTATGGACTACCGGAACATTCAACATCGAAAGTGCTGGCTACACTAGCATCTGGTTCTTAGCCTTCATCGGCGCAGCACTGGTGTTCCTGCCTGTCAGTTCCTTAGCAGCGGTCTGTGTGGCTGCTACGGTTGACCTGAACCCCTTTCTAATTGCAGTTGTAGCGGCCTCAGCAGAGGCTATCGGAGAGTTGACAGGTTATCTTGCTGGTATGGGAGGCAAGGCTGTCTTTGAACGCAACCGTTTCTACCTACGGTTCAAGAACTTATTCTTAAGATACGCTGCCCTTACATTATTCTTTGGCAGCATCATTCCTAACCCACTGTTTGACATCATGGGTGTTGCTGCTGGCAGCATACTCTACCCTGTCCGCAGGTTTCTTCTTCTAGTATTCATTGGTAAAACAATCAAGTTCACATGGGTAGCGCTAGGCTGCTACTACGGAGTCACATGGTTCTAAT